TCATATTTTATATATGTAACAATATATAAAATATAATTTTTACTTACTTATGTTTTTCAATATGTTCAAACGCATCTACATGTGGATCTGGGTTTGAAATATGGGCTTGATATGCTCCACGTCCAGAATTAAGAATTTCAAGATTCATTAAATTTTGACGTAACGCTTCAAGAGCATCTTCTCCTGACATTTCTTGTTTTTCTTCTTGTTTTTGTTCTTTTTCTTCTTTTTCTTCTTTTTCTTCTTCAAAACCAACTTCCTCTTTTTCTTCTGCTATCATCTCATCAAACATTTTTTCTAAATTATCTGCAAATTCTTCCCAAGTCTGAGTAAATCCTTTATTATCATCATTTACAGGCTCTAATTCATATAGTTCCTCGAATACGCGTTCCCATTCCTCTTCTGTACTCAAATCACCTTCCTGTGCATTGTTAATAATTTCATTTAATCTATCTTTTCTTCTGTTTTGAATTTGTTCAACAATAACATCTTCTACTTTACTTTCTTCTACGCCTACGTCAAATTCATTTTCTAATTGATCAATCATATCATCAAGCCTATCAGCTACTTCATTTATAACAGTTAAATCTTCAGGCTCAATTTGTTGTAATTTTGTTTCTTGTCTTTCTAGAAGAGGCATATCTGGTATAGTCTCTGCGGTATCACTTCTTTCTAAAACAGGACGAATTAACATTCTTGCTACGTCTCTAATATTATGAGTTGGTCTTGGAATAGTAACAAGCCCATCAATAAGTTCTGGTAATTCATCAAAAAGTCTTACAGTTTGTTGTCTAAATCTTTCAAGGTATTCATCACCTCTTTGTACGCCTCTAACAATTGCTTTTGCTTGCTCTTCCCGAATTACTTTTTTAAGATCAACAGGTGGTTTAACTTGTCTAGGAGCAGGTCGTTCTCTTAATAATAAATTATTATATTCATCATTAGGCATTCTTAATAATTTACGACCCAGTGTACCAGTAACCAAAACGAATTTGTTCGTTTGTGGATTTAAAACTTTTTTTCGATCTGCACTGAATACTTTAACACCGCCTTCATCTACACCAGCTCCAGCTCCAGCACCACCTCCAAGATTGTTATATTGGTCATCAGTCATACGTTCTAAACGACGACCGATTGTTCCTGTTACTTTTACATAACGACCAGTCTCAGGATTAAATATTTTTGTGTTATTGTCTCTGTATAATTTAACCATGATTAATTATTTTATATATACATAAGATATAAAAATATTTTTTGAATTCGCGTGTTTTGAATTAAATTAAATTTTAAAAAATAATTTTAATTAAAAACTACTCCGTTTTGAAAAGCGTGTCTAAGCACATTTAATTTTTGCTTTCTAATTGCTTCTGCTTCTATCTGTACTTTCTTAATAATTTCAGGAGATATATCATAAATCTGTCTTCCACGTTTAGCATATGTTCCAAAATTTTTGAGCATAGGAGGTGCCGTGTCAGAATATAAATATAAATCTGCTTCTCTAACATACTTCTTTTGAAGCCCAGTGACCATACTTGTTGCTTTACTTTTTCTCGCCTTAACTAACTTATCAAGACCAGATACTTGTCTTGGGAACCCTTTTTTGGTTAACTCGTTTAGGTGTGTGATTGTATTCATATTTTTATTATATACTATATAATAAAATAAATAAATGATTATTTTAAAATCGGTAAAGAAAATTAAAAAAGGCAATGAAACATTATATCCCATTGCTAAAATTGTAGGTGGAAAACAAGACGGATTGTATTTATATTTCAACGAAGTTGATTTGAATCTGAAAGATCTTAAAGAAGATTTTGTTAAAAGTTTAGAATTATCAAGTGAAGATAAGAGAGAATTAGAAAAAGCAATAAGTGAAAATCTGGAACCAGAAGACGAAGAGCTAGTCCCAAAGTATTATAAAGTGATAGAAGCGATTGATCAACAAAAAAAGAAAGGCTTCGTACTTAGAAGCGGTGGAAAATTACAACCGCTACCAAATTTTAATAGAATTGAAAAGATTTATATATCAGGCATCAGTGGATCTGGCAAATCTACATTTGCATCAAATTTTATTAGAGAATATTTGAAACAAAAAAGAAAAAACGAGTTCTTCTTATTTTCTAACGTAGATGAGGACGATGTGCTAGATAAGCTAAAACCAATAAGAATTGATTTAGACGACGAGGAAGCTTTATCTGAAGTTAATAGTAGCGACTTCTACGATAGCCTGGTTCTGTTCGATGATACAGATACAATTAGCAACGGGCTGGTGAGAAAATTTATCCAGCATTTACGTGATGACTTACTTGAATGCGGCCGGCATTATAACACGACTGTTGTAGCTGTATCTCACGTTTTACAGAATTATCAAGCAACAAGAAAACTGTTAAACGAAGCCAGTTCTATAGTGTTCTTTCCCAGGGTCGGTAGTAACAACCACAATTACAAATTTTTAAAGCATCATTGCTTATACGATGAAGATACTATAAGAAGATTATTGAACCTCAATTCACGTTGGGTTGCCCTATATAGAAGCTTCCCTAATTATGTTATATACGAGAAAGGCGTGTTCCTAATTTAGTTTTAAATTAATTGTAACTTAAAGACAGGTATATAATTATTTCTTTTAAAAATTTCATAACATTTATAATATGAAATTTATTTATTTTTTATTTCTAACAAACATTAGTTTCATTGTGAAATACTCGCCAGGTAATAACCGATGAGAATACAGCTCCCCAGTTTGATATAGTATATAAATATTAATATCGATCTTTCTAAGAGGCTCGTTAGAAACTAAATTTGTATATCTATAAACTCGCGGAAAGTATTGGTACACTGACCCAATCAACCCTTGTTCTGATATCGGTACAAAGTCACTTAATATTCTTTGCGTTTCATTTAACTGGCTAGAAATATTTTCTGGATTTATTGGTATACTATCAGTTAAAATAACGATATCGCTAAATTTATTAAATAATGGGGTTGTATCAACTTCTGAATAAATTTTATAATAATCTTTTGAATTTATAGTAATTCTATTATTTATCTTGTTATCAAAAATATAAAGTTGTATAAAGTCATTATGTAAAACCAAGTTTCCGTCTGCTACTGGAAATTCTTGGAACCCCCAATTGAATAATTTAGAACTCAAAGATAAAGTGATATTATTCAAATTTCCATCTATGTATTCTATTGGACAAACTAAATATATTTTTGTAGCTACATTAGGATCATATACAAAGAATGGGGCGTCATAGGTTATTCCAGGGTTCAAAATTAGTAAATCACCATGTGCCTCTTGTAATGCTTTATTCAAAATTTCGATGAAATGATTTACATAGTATATGCCTCTTTCTATATACGTTTCATATTTTTGTGTATATACTAAATTTTTTATTACTGAATCTCCAGCATTTGTTAATTTAACTTGAAAAATATTTGGATCTTCTGGGTATATAAACAATGGGAAATTAGCTGGCAATTGAAATCTAATTACGCTAAGTTTATAGTCATTACATTTAGGTAGAATTTCTTCTACTCTTGTTGAGGAATAATACGTATTTATAACTTCATCATTATTTTCTATTGAGTTATGAATTCTGAGATTATAATAAATATACTGTTCGTCATCTGTTTCTTCTTTTATTTTCAAAAAGTTATCACTCATTTATTTTAAGAACTATTTTAATTTCTAATTTAGATAATTATGAAAATCTACAGTGAGCAGACTCACCCAGAAATCTGGATTATAATGTGAATTCTTGTTGATAAAAGTGTTATATTCACTGTCAGATAAATGAATATAATTCAATCTTACACAGCAATGACGCCCGCATGTATTTACGTGTTCTTTAAATTGTTGATACTGAATCTTATTTACAATCAAATCGTAATTACTATTCTCTATTAGATGACTTAAATGTTTTACAATCTGGCCATGCATATTCCGAATTTGGAAATCTGAAAGAGCAACTTCTTCATCAATATCATAAGCATAAGGATCAAAAAAATACAAGGAGCCTTCTTTGTATCTGTTAGTAAGAAGACAAAAATGACCTGAGTTCTGGCTCTTCTGGTATAGGATAATCACAGACCCATCTTGATCTAGAACTTCATCTATTGAATTTACGAACATAAGATCAGAATATCTTATAACTCTACATTTGTAGTCTGATAACCTTAAAACATCATCGCCTGAGAGATATATTTGTTCAGAGTTTTGTACAATTTGTTCTATTCGCATTTTATTATAATTGATTATAATAATTGTAAATTACAAACATCATTTTTTCTTAAAAAAAAAATAAAATCTTTTTTAATAAGAAAAGAGAAATGGAAACAAAAAATTGCAGACTATGTAAAAAAGATTTAGATGTTACACAATTTGAAAAGAATGGGAAAATGCTAAAGACATGTTTCACATGTCGTTCTATTGTTAGAGAGGCAAAGAAACAAAAGAAAGAAAATAAGAATTCTGAATCTGAGAACTCTGGCTCTGACAGTGAGAAGGTTACCAAGCTTGATTTTCAAGAAACCCCAGTCCCCGAGCCAGAGCCTAAACCAACTCCTGAACCAACTCCCGAGTCAAAGCCTGTACAAGAACCTGTTTCAGAGCCTACTGTTACTCCTAAAAATTCTCCTGTTGTCAAACCAAAATTAAAGAGAACAGGAACAGTTGCAAAAAAGGAAAAGAATTTGCCTTCTACAAAAAGAACTCGTAAGTTACAAGTTAAAAACTAATATAATTTTCTGCTAATATTAAATTTTTTAAAAATTTTTAAAAAATTTTATTATCTTATAAACAATAAAGTTAAAAAATGTCTTTATCACCTGTTTTAGTGTTAGATCCACGAATTGATGTTCGGGAGGATCTAGAAAAAAACCATATTATTCATAAAGGGGCACAAAGAAGTACGAATTACGTGCAATCCTCTGATAGTTATCAACTTAATGTGGCACCGACACAAAGTTCCTGGAGTATTTCACCTCCTAGTAACCAAACTATTGTTGATCGTTTTATTCGTGTAAGGCACTACGTTGAATTTGATAGTACCAATGCTAATATAGATTTAGGTATCAATAGTGGGTTTCGCCAGTTCCCTATTTCTTCTATTACTGACGTTGCCACTTTATCTATCAATGGTGAGCAAGTATCTGAGAATATTCAGTCTAAGTTACATGCTATGCTTACTTATGGTAATACCCCCGAGCAACGTCGTAAGAGTTGGAGTGTAGCACCATGTCAACCTGATTCATACCAAGATTATGGTGATTACCTTTCCTATGGAAGTGCTCGTAATCCTCTAGCTGATTATGGCGAGAACAGCACTGAACCTAGTAGAGGGGGTTTTGAGGTTGAAGTGACTGTTGTTAATAAGACAGTCCGAGCAGTAATTACTGAACCTATTTGGGTCAGTCCTTTGTATAATGGTATGGGTGCTCAAGTTGAAGGACTTGTTAATGTTAATCAACTTAACCTAACTCTACGTTATAATACTAACTCTTCTCGTGTATTTTGCCATCATGATACTGGTGCAATTCCTCTTGGTGCTAGTACAGGAAAATTCTACCAAGCACCTGAGTTACTGGTTACTTACTTAACCCCAGATATGACCCAGCCTATTCCCAGTCTACAAGTTCTTCCTTATCAAAGTTGCAATGAATACGTTCGTGAGTTGTCTTCAATTCCTGCAGGAAACACTTCCACCGTATTCAGTGATACGATCAGGCTCTCACAAATTCCTAGATTCGTATATCTCTTTGCTCGCCGTAATGAGGCTACTTCTACTTACGAGACTAGTGATTCATTCCTAGGTATCGAGAATGTTAGTGTTCAATGGAATAACGAGGCTGGTCTGCTCAGTGGAGCAACTAAGCAAGACTTGTTTGAAATGAGCTCTAGAAATGGTTGTAATCTTTCTTATCCGGCTTGGACTAAGTACCGTGGTAGTGTGTTAGCTCTTGAGATGGGAAAAGATATTGGGCTACCTGATGGCATGTCGCCTGGTGTAAATGGTCAATTTACTATTCAATGCCAAGTAACTTTTAAGAACCTTGATGCTAGTGCTTATGTAGGTACTTTCTATTTAGTGACTGTTAATGAAGGGGTTTTCACTGTTGCAGCAAACGTGGCTCGTAGTAGTTTAGGCGGGGTTAGTCCTGATAAGGTTATGCAAGCTTCTGAATCAATGGAAAAAGAAGATCATACTGATCTCGAAGGTGGATCTTTCTGGTCGTCTGCTAAGAGCATTGTTAAGAAGGGTCATAAAGCAATTCGTAAGCATAGTGGCTTAGCTAAGAAACTAGCTGAAACAGCAGGAATCGTAGTAGCTCCTGAGGCGGCATTAGCTTATGAAGCAGCTAAAGCTTCTGGTGTGCTCGGAGGTAGTTCTGTTGGTGGGAAACTAGTCGGAGGACAAGGCCGCCGTCGTATGAGACGCTAAATATACAAAAAATAAAATTGAATTATATATCTAAAAAGAAAAATGTATAAAATATATAATAAAACAAATGTCTTATCCTACAGGAACAGTATATAAGATAATATGTTATTTAGATAGTGATATAATATATATAGGAAGCACGTTTAATTCATTACGAAATAGATGGCAAGAACATAAATATGATTTTAGAAAATATTTAGATGGTAAAAAATCTTGTGTATCAATTTATCCATATTTTGAAAAATACGGTATTGAAAACTTTAAGATTATCAAAATCAAGGAGTATAAATGTTACCGAGAAAATCGATCTGACAGGAGACATATGAATGTATATGAAAACCTTTGGATTAATAAAACAAAGAACTGTGTAAATAAACAAAATCCTTTTTGTATTCAGAAATTATCAGATAAATTCAGATATCAAAATAATAAAGAACAAATTTCAGGACAAAGGAAAGAATACTATGAAAATAACAAAGAAAAAATTTCACAACGGGCAAAAATTTACAGAAAAAATAACAAAGAAAAAATTAGAGAAAGGAAATTAAGACCTACATTTTGTATAATTTGTAAAAACAATACAACCCATGATAATTTCAAACGTCACACACGCACTCCAAAACACATTCAAAACGCTCAGCAATGTATCTATAATTTTATTCTAAAATCTTTAAATAAAAATATTTAAATACATTTGATAAAATAATATTTTATTATTATAATAATAAAAATGACTACTGAAGAACTAATAGAGAGAAGAAGACAACAGAGATTGAAGAATCAAGAATTGTACTATTTAGCACTTGAGAAAATGAAAGAAGATAGAAGAATAGAAGAGGATAAAAAAAAGGATAAAAAAGAAGAAGAAATCAATAAATTATTAAAAGAAAGAGAGCATCGTATGAATCGTTTCAAAAGAGCGTCGGAACATAAAAGGAACAAAAAAACTAAACTTCAAGAAGAAATTCTTGGGATGACTTTAGATGAACACAGAGAAATTGTAAATAAGCGTATTGAAGAATTGAAACAAGAAGAAGTTAGATTGAAAAATGAGATTGAAAAGGCTATTCAAGATAAACGTACAAAAAATAAAGAGAAGTTGAAGGTGAAAGTAAAGCGAGATGTTAAGGAAGATGAAACACATCAGCCTAATCTTATTCAGGAAAAGGTAAACAACTGGTATGAAGAATTTAAAAGAGTAGCAGATGGGAGATCTGGTACAGACTTTTATATCTGGTCAAAGTCTGAAGAGGGAGCTCCTATCTTTGAAAAGACTGTAGAAAGATATAAACAACATCTTTCTAAATATAATAGAAGGAATGAATTTATCAGAAAGTTACGAGAAAAACTTTTTAAAGAATATAATATTAATCTTATATAATATAAAGAATGGTATCACAAAAAGAGTTTGTTGAACTAACAAACGAACTAAAAAATTTAAAATATTACTGTGGTGAGAAAGAATGGGAAAATTTATTCGTAAAAAATCCAGACTTCAAAGAAGATATTGATAATCTAATTAAATTTTACAAAAAAAACCCAGATAGTTATAAAGCAGAAATTCTTTGGTATTTAGGGTTATGGGACTTAGCAGAACCAAAGGCTACTCATCCTGATTTGTTTGATCCAGAAAAGATAAATATCTAGAAAATTATATATCTTAAAAAAAAAGATATATAATAAAATAATGAAATATATAAGTTTATTTTCTGGAATTGGTGGTTTTGAAGTCGCTATTCAAAAGAGATGGGCAGATGCTGAATGCTTAGGATATTCAGAAATTAAACCTTCTGCAATTAAAGTATACGAACACCATTATCCAAATCATAAAAATCTGGGAGATATTACTAAAATTACCGATGAGAAAATACTAGAACTAGTTAAAGATGGTTGTGATTTGATTGTTGGAGGATTTCCTTGTACAAACTTATCTAGTATCGCAGCTATAAGTGGTAATTATGATGGTTTAGATGGTCCTGAGTCAGGTTTGTTTTATGAATTATTAAGAATAATAAAAGTTGCAAAACCAAAGTATATTATAATTGAAAATAACAACAGTATGAAGAAATGTAATAAAAAATTAATTACTGAATTGTTTAGAGAAATATTTCCAGAAATAGAGATGAATATGATAGATGCTAGTGACTTTGGGGTTCAAACACGTAAAAGATTATATTGGACTAATTTTAAGATTAAAGATTTGCCTAAAGAATGTAGTCAAACATGGGATGACGTATTAGAGCCTATAGATGATGTTTATAATTTGAGAAAAAGTTCTAAAAGAATTAATGGTTATAATACAAAAATAAACCGAAAAAATATTAAACAAAAAACAAGAATTATGAAGTTAATTGAAAATGATACTTATGAATTTGTATATACATCTTGTGAAAAAAATGAAATATCTCGTTGGGAACTCTGTACAATATCTGATAATATGCATATACAAATATATACTCCATATCCAGTTGGGAAATCAAGACCTATATTAGCTCGTGACAATTTGTTAATAGATAGAAGAACTAAACCTGCATTTATATTTCGTAAATTTTCTATAAAAGAAACAGAAAGGTTATTTTGGTTTCCAGATGACTATACTAGTATGGTAAAACAAACTCATTCAGAAGATTTACTTGGGAACACAGTTGTTGTAAAAGTTATTGATTACATAATACAAAATATTTAAGAAAAATAAGATATATTCTAACTATGCTTCAAAGAAATCTAACTATGAAAAATAGAAGAAATAGCACTTTTATACAAGAAATAACCACTAATAACGTTATTTGTACGTGTAATTTATCTAATTATTCATTTTCTCTTATTTAGAATAGTTAGATTACTTACCAGCATACTTTAGACTATATCTTATTCTTGTTTTTTTGAATGTTTTTTTAAATTTTATAAGATTTTTGTCTTATAAAATAATTAATTTTTCTTTTTTGCCTGAGCTTGCTTTTCCATAAGAGCTTTCATTTCCATAATTCTATTATAATGATCACTGCCCTTCCTTGGAACACACCACTTTCCAGGGTTTTCTGTTTGATTCCATTTTTTTAATGCTTCAAAATAATAGTTCATTTATCTAACAACAAGATAATAAAAAATTTACCGCTTCTTTCTAAAATGGAGAGTTACAAAGCAAGACCCATCTGCTGCGTCAGCTTCTATATCTTCGTATGTACCGTCTTTCATATGAGCTTTCACAGATAGATTTAACCTGTAGAGTGGCGCTGAATTAAATATATCTCTGTAATGTACTTCAGAGTTATAGATATTGGGAAAAAATAGATAGCCTGATGGATATGCGATAATTCCAGAAGTAGCAGTTATAGGTGAATATAAAAAATCCGAAACTACAGGCTGTAAATCATTTTGTACGTCATTTGAAAATTCTTCTGATACACCAATTGAATTACTCATAAGAACAACACGACCGAACTCATCTGGGGGAGGACTACTGCCTGTGACCTTAGCATAAAAATTTGTAACAGCTACTTCATATTGTGATGGGTCTTGCATTATAGATACTCTTTTTGTTATATCTTCAAATTTAATTGGTTCTGCAACACCTGATGTATTTTCATACCTAAAATTTAGATAAATATTGTCTGGATTCATTTTTTATTATATACAATAATAAAAATTAATTTAGACATTTAATAAAGCGTCGTTCTTCTAATTGAAAAAATTTGTCTATATAATCTAAATTACTATCTGATAAGTCAAAATTTTGAATGAAATTTTCTATATCAGAAAGATATTCTTCGTACATAATATTAAACTCGTGTAAAGCAATCTCTTTATTGATATGATTTTCAGATAAATCTTTGAGAAGTTCAGATACTTCTTTATTAAAAGGTATTAGATATTTATTCTTTAATTCTCTCCTATTAAATTTTTGTTTTTTTTCTTCTTGTTTAATATTTTCTTGAACGGTCTCTTCAAGTTGTTCTACAGGTTGTTCTACAATAGGTTCTATAGTAGGTTCTTGTTCTACAGTTTCTTTTTCATCCTCTGATATGTCGTCAAAATTAGCTCTTTGATAACTATCATCAAAAGAAGACTTCAAATTAAGATTATTATACATTGTTTGTAACTCTTCAAGTCTCATTTTGAATAATTTTGTCTTTGAAAGATTATTATCATTTTTGTATAATTCTTCGACATAAAATCTTTTAGTTAACTTAGGCATCTCTTTTCTTTCTTTTAAGAAAGAAAAATAAATAAAACAATAATTTGTTTTTTAATAATATTTTATTAAATGATTTAATAAAAAATCTCCCCCCAAAATTCTAATAAATTTGAAAGTGTAAAATTTTAACCTGAATACAGGTTAATCATTCTTTATTTATTTTGGGGGGAGGGGGGAGAAAAAAAACTAAACTTTTCTATAATGAAAAATTAGAAATCTTAAAAAATTATAAAAAAGTTTTGATTTTTTGCTCCCCCCAACCCCCAATCTCCCCCCAAATAATATTTTATTAAATTAATTATTAAGTTTATAAACTAATTTCAAATTCAGAGTTAAATCTTTATCTACATTTAAATCAA